TTTCGTCCCATTGTTCGTCTTTTTATAGTGGTCTAGAAATTCGTCTTCTGTTATGTACTCTAAACATAGGAGTCCATCGGCGTCTGTTAAGTAAATAATCATGTGCGCGCCTTCACTTTGTAATTGGTTTAAAATTACCTGTGCGGTGTCTACCATGTCTTTGCCATAGTCTAGAATAGCGTACTTCATTTATCTATTTGTTCGAGTTTTCGTTGCGCCCATTCTATGCCTTCGTCACCGCCCCACGCTAACCACATTAAACGTCCGCATCCGTCACCTAGTTCTTTTTGTGAGTTTTGCCTGTGACGTTCAAAGCCTGCCATTCGTGCTATAGTGTCGCGACTAATTGGCTCGCGGTTTGCTAGTTGGTTTGCACGTTCTTTACCTACAGGCGTGCCACATGATCCCCAGCCGTTTTCTTCGGCCCAACGTAGAGCTATTTTAGCGTTTTCGGTGGCTTGTTTAGGGTAGTCCGTGTAACTATCGTTAAAAGAACGCTTGTAAAGGCTTAGGGCTTCGCGTGTGTGTGTTTCCCATACTCGGTTACAAACGGCGTAGCGCTGGCTTTCGTCAGGGAATGCGCCTACACTTTCTTCGTCGCCCATGCAACGCTGAATGAAGGTGTCTTTCTTCTCTCCTTTAATTGGCTGAGGCATTGCTTTTTCTTTTTCGTGTTTTTGTAGCGGGTTTCTTACGTGCTGGCTTCGGTTCGACTGCCTGAGGTTCTGCGACTGCGTCAGACTCTTGAACTTCTTGGTCTATTCCCGTGTAGGAAATAGTCGATTTTTCGAATAAATAGCCTAGTCCGATAGTATTATAGTAGCTAAAACGCTTTGGGTCTATCTTGTCGACCTCGATTTTGCGTTGCCCTAAGACTGAGTCGTAGGTAATTATTGTCTTACCTTTGTATTCTTCTTTAATTTTCATCTTGTTTCGTGTTTAGTTCTTCGTCTAGACAGCCTAAAATAAGCGCAACTGCGCCAACCCCTAGAACTTTTAAGTACATTGTGTCACCTTCGTAGGCTAAAGCTATGCCAGCTGCCAAAAAAGACAGGGTAGAAACAACGTATAGTAATTTATAGGTGTTCATAACTATATTGAATTTTTTTGATTTTATGTTTTAAGTCCCTGATCATGTAATGAGCTGACGTTCGGCTTACGTTAAAGTAGTCGGCCATAGCTTTGGCGGTCTGTTTCTTTAAGTCAAAGTAGACTTTTGCTATTTCCTTTTCAACGGGGTTCGTTATTTCGTCGCGGTATTTCTGAATGCACCACATTTTGAAGTTAAATTCGTTTTCAAAACGTATCTTTTTTAGAACTTCGTCGTCTTCGGGTTCGTCTATTAGGTCTGGGTACTGGCTATTAATGTCGTCTTGTTTGTGGCTTAGGCTAGTATTCCAAATAATTTGATATTTGATTGTGTTTAATAGGTAGCTTTTTACACTATTTTGGTCCGTCTTTGCGTCTGTAATAGTCAAAACGTGCAAATAGGCGTTGTTTATACAGGTGTCAGCGTTCAGCATCGAACAGACTAGCTTCTTACTATTGACATAACGAGTTAGAAAGTAATTAGCGTAAGCCCTTACTTCTTCGTAGTTTTCACTTACGTATCTGTCAAGCGTTCGCTTCAAACCATTGTAAGAACTCATTGTAAAATTGTGTTCGTTCCTGAGGGGCGCACAAACAACGGCGGTCGTATTGCCCTGTAACCCTGTTTTTAATTGTTTGCAACTTACGTAAGTGCATTTTACTAAGCCTTTGAGGGTTCAAGTTGGCTAGTATTTCGTTTATTTCTAGTAATTCAGCCTTGTTAAGCATAAGTCAACAACGTAAGAACATAAAGAAACAAGGCACGCGGTAAGAAATTCTCCGCTTAAAGCCCACGTAGTCCAGAACCCCATACACTTAGGACAACCAAACGCATTGTGTAAATAGATTGTAAGGCTATTTAAAGGCACTTCTGTAAAGATGCGGTCTATCAGGTCTTGTAATGGCTCAAAGTTCGTTAAAAACCAAGCTAAAGCCGTGTAAAGTAGTATTTCCATGTGTTTAATTTCTAAACAAATATATGTTTAATTTTTAAACAAGACATATTTTAAACAAAAAAGCCCCTTTTTACGGGGGCTAGTTACTAGTGTAGGTGTTTATAAAGGTATTCGTCTAGTTTAATGAGAGTCGAAAGGGCTACGTCTTTGCCGTCTAAGAAATTGTTTATTTGAAAGTGGTGAAACTTGCCAGTCCGTTCTTTTATTTCGGTTACTATTTGGTTTCTTGTCCGTGTTTTCAACAATTCCTTAAGCCCACGCCTTAACGCTTCGTCTTGAATAAACATGATCATGCTTTAAAAGGGTAAGTCGTCGTTTGAAACTAGGGGTGCAGATTGTGGGGCTACGTAAGGTTCAGAAAAAGACGCGCTAAAATAACTATTTCCGTTACTTGACGTCTTAACCCACAAAGCTACTTCCATTTCTTTGCCGTTTACGTTCACTTTTCCCCTGTAGTCGGGTTGGTTCTGGCTCGTTTTCTTGTCGTTCTTGAAAATTGCACCCGTGTTTGTTTTGTTTTCCATGTTATTTTTAGTTAAAGTTACAAAATATTGAGTAGATTATTAGCATTAAACCTACTGCGAGAATAGCCATAGTGCCATAAGCTGCCATTTCTTCTCGTCTGTCGTCTTTATTTAGTTTCATTGTTCTTGTTTAAATTGTTTTACTTCGTCTTTTAGTCGTTCTACGTAAAGAGTCGCGTCCATAAGTTCGTCTTGTAGGTGTGTGAGCCATTCTAAGGCGCTTAGGTCGTTTCTTTCAAGCGTTGTGTTGTACTTCATTATTCCGAGTTTCGAACGTTCGTTAAAACGGGCCAAAACACGTAATACTATTTTGTCTTCTATTTGCTGTTTCATAGGAAATTGTAAAGGGTTTCGTAATACTCACGGCATAGTTCGACGCGTTCTTTTATTTGTTCTATTACTTCGTCGTCACGTTCAACCTCAAAGACTTTCACACGTCGGTTGTCGGGTATATGGTCAAAGTTGTGGCGTTTCTGTACTTCGTCTATTAGATCCAAACTTTCTTCTAAAAAATTAGCGTTCCAGTGCGCGCGTCTTATTTCGTCTTGAACCATGTCTAGCGGTGTATTGACTAGGCAGTATACTAGTAAACTTTTTTGTTTACCTGTAAGCCACATATAGCCCTGTAATTGATAGTAATAGTCTTTAGTCGGTATTTCTGTAGCAAAGAATGGGAATGTAGTAGCGTCCCAAGAACTTTTTACGTCTAGAAGTACGTCGTTCGTGTTTACGTCGGGCGTACCTGCTACCCAGTCGTTACTGAAATGCTCGTCGTTCTTATAAAGAAAGCCTAAGTCTAAGACGTCGCTAGCTAGTTTAATGCTTTCGTCTTCTACTAAGTTACCTTTGTCGGTGTAACGTGAGTTAAACGTCTTGACTATTCCGTATTTTGCTAGTAGAACTTGCTCTTCTACGTAGGTCTTAGCCGTTTGGCTTAGTATTTCGCTTTTTGAACGCGGTGACGTCATTACTTTACCAAGCGCCGAGCATCGTACTTTAAAAGCAGTCATAGGGCTTCGAGCATTTCGGTTTGTGACTCAGTCAAAGCAAAGCTAGACGTTATCTTATCCTTAGTTACTTTGCCTTCTACAATAGCTTTGCACGCGTCCTGAAAGCGTTTGTTATCAATAGCAGGTAATTTCTTTACTTGTTCACCGCTTGCGTCCGTGTCTTTGTCGGTAACTAGGCCTAAAGCTGAACTGAGGGCGTAACGTCGAACGTAAGTAATAGCTGACCCCATAACTTGGAAGTCGTTCATGCCTTTGAGTTGTACGCCTTGCGGTATTGCAGTAGTGCTACTAATTTCTTCGCCGCTTTCTACGTGGAAAATGCACGTTACTAAGTCTGTGCCGTTAATTAACTGCGTAAAGCCTAGCCCGTGTTTCTTTAGTAGCGGGTTAATCTTGTCGAAAATAGCGGGTAAGTCGGCGTAA